GTTGGCCGCCGTCTTGCTGCTTCGGAGCCTTCTTCGCCGAGTAGTCGAGGAGGTCGACCTTGAGCTGCTTGAAGACCTTGTTGGCCTCCTCGGTGAGCCAGCCCAGGCCGCTCGAGACGGCCGAGCCGAGGGCACCGATGTTCCTGCCGAAGCCCTGGAACAGGTTGAAGCTGGAGAGAACGCCACCGGTCTTCATGTGGTCGAGCTCGGAGAGGACGCCGGAGCGGATGTCCCGGAACTCGTCCTTGGTCATCTTGTTGCCCTTAACGTACTGCTTAAGCTGGCCCTTAATCGCGTTCCAGGCCTCACCCTGGGCTGCCGGCGGCAGCTTCTTCATCTCCGCGATGACCTCCTTCATCGAGCCATCGGTGATCTTCGGCAGATGGTTGAAGGTCTTCGACCATTCGTGGCTGAGCTTGTTGAGGTGGAGGCCGCCGATCAGATCGGCCTTGTGGTTGATCTTCTCGATCCGGTTGATCGCCTTGCGGTGAGAGATGACGTTGCGGTCATCGAGCTTCTCGATCGCCTTGACCTGGGCCTTGAAGGTCTCGACCAGGGTGCTGCGCTTGGCCTTGTCGGGGAGGTTCGAGCCGCGGATCGCCGCCGATGCCTGGCGGGTGACCTGGTTGATGTCCTTGAGTGAGTTGAACAGGCCTCGCCTCATCTGGGCGATGCGGCCCATGATCAGGTCGACCCGCTTCTGGGGCAGCGGATCGGAGATCGTTACATCAACCCCGATGTCCTGGAACTGCTCCATCTGGTGGGTGCGCTGCACGGCCAGGTCGAGCTGCTGCTTGAGGGAGGCCTTGACCGACTCGTTGACTCCGAGACTGTCGGCCTCTGCCATCACCTGCGCCCGGGTCTCCTCGGAGATCGCGATCTTGTCCTTGAGGATGTGGTTGTAGGTGTCCTCCAGATGCTTGCCTATGTCCGCCTCGTCCTGGATGCCAAGGTCGACGCCGGCGGCATTGCCGATCGCGCCGATGGCCCCCTCGAAGGGGCTGGTGCTCGCGTAGGCGTGGAGGGCCTCGGTGATGTCCCGACCGGCCTCCTGAGCGCGATCCTCGATCGAGCCGAAGATGCCGTCCGCCAGGGTGAGACCGATGCCGACGAGGCCGGCTCGCTTAACCATCGTGAGCAGACCGGCTTTGAGCCCGGTGCTGGCGACGGCGACCGCCTCGCCGCCGGCGGCAGCCTTACCGAAGCCGGCAAACAGCCAGCCCGCCATCGCGATGCCGGCCTTGAGGAAGATGCCGCGGCCGCCGATGATCCTCAGCAGAGCACCGCCGAGGAAGAGCTTCCCGATGATGTCGGAGTTTGTGAAGGCGCTGACGAAGCCCTTCGCGAGGGCGGCAGCGATCTTGCCGCCGACCTCGGCGATCTTCGGAGCGGCGTCCTCGACCACCCTGGTGAGATCGTTGAGGAGGACTTCGAACTTCTGCTCCCCGGTCAGCTCCTTGCTGTTGAGGACGTCCTGGACGTGCTCGAAGGCCGGGACCAGGTCCTTCATCAGCGAGGTGCCGAGCTCGGTGCCCCAGACCTCGATCTGGGCCCAGACCTGGCGGAGCTGCTGAGCGAAGGACTTGTCCTGGAGGTCCTTGAAGCCGCGCTGGACCGCCTGCTCGTGGGTCGAGAGCTTCTCGAAGATCTTCGAGACGTGATCGGCGTTCTTGCCGGTCAGCGAGAAGGCACCGACGAGGCCGCGGACATTGTCGAAGACCTCGGAGGCGGCGGTGGCATTGCCCTTGAAGTGGGCTGCGAGCTCCTGCATGGTGCCGAGGAAGTCGTGGGAGAGGTCGTTCTGGAGCTCCTGGGCGCTGGTGCCCCACTGCTCGAACAGGTCCTTGGCGTCCTCGGTCGGCTTGAGGATCGGGATGAAGATGTTGCGGAGAGCGGTGGTGGCCTCAGCAGCGGAGAGGCCGGTCAGGGTCATCGAGGAGAGGGCCGCGGAGACCTCGTCGAACTCGACCCCCATCTGAGCGGCGAAGGGGATGACGCGGCCAAGCGAGGTGGCGTAAGAGTCGGCCTCCGCCGAGCCCAGCTTGACCGCCTCGGCGAGGGTGTTGGTGGCCTCGGAGGCGTTGATCCCGGTGCCGCGGTAGGCGTTCAGGACCGCGGTCAGGGCCCGGGCGATGACATCGGCGTCGCCCATCCCGATCGCAGCCGCCTTCGTGGAGGCGACGACCACGTCCATCGCCTTGGCAGCCGGGATGCCCGAGGAGGCGACGAAGTAGAGCGCCTGGGCGAGCTCGTTCGGAGCCTTACCGAGCTTCGGAGCGAGGACGAGGATCCGCTTCGCCCAGCGGTCCATGTCCTTCTGGCTGGCCTCGGTGAGGTTCGAGATCTGGTCGAAGGTGACCTGATAGTCGTAGGCGAGCTTGCCAGCGGCAGCGCCGGCGAAGGCCAGCGGCAGGGTCATCCGCCGGGTGGCGTTCCCGATCGCAGCGGAGCGAGCCTGAACAGCCTTGCCCCACTTGTTGACGGCCGCGGTCGAGCCGGCCGCTGTCCTGGTCGTAGCGGCGGTGCTGGCATTGGCCGCCGCGGTCATCTTCTCCAGCGAGGCGGTGACCGAGTTGACGCTCGCCACAGCCTCCTTGCCGGAGGCGGTGATGACGATGTTGAGATTCTCGGTAGCCACTAGTGATGACCCCTAACGCGGGATCGCTGAGAGTGCTGGTGCCAGGCCGCCTCCGAGGCAGCCTGCTGACGTCGCTGGCCGAGGTGGGCGTAGCGAGCCCAGAGCTCGTACCAGCCCATCGACCGCCAAGCGTTCGGAGGCCAATGGAAGGCCTCCTCGAGCTCGACGACTACGTCGAGGAGGGAGAGGCCTGCTTCCGGGCCCGAGCTGAGCTCGGACGCGAACTCCGCGAGGTCCTCGTCTTCTTGGAAGGCGCCGTAGGGCGGGCAGCATCAGCGGCTTCCTCCTCGGCGTTGTAGGCGTTCATCAGGGCCGAGACCAGCTCGACCAGCTGCTCGTCGCTCATCCGGATCTCGGTGACATCCGGGTTGCGCTCCTGGAAGAGGACCGCGACCTGCTCGGAGAGCTCCTCGCGGAGCTCCAGCATCCGGTCGAAGTCGTCGTGGGCGACGTTCCCGATGTCGGCGAACAGGGCGGTGATCCGCAGCAGCGTGTCCGCCTGCGGGTCGCCCGGGAGCCGGTAGGTCTGCCCGTTCAGCTTCACCCGGATGTCGGGCTTGACGAAGACGTCGAGATCGATCAGGTCAGCCATTAGAGGTACGAGCTCGCAGTAACCGCGTTGTGGACTGAGCGGTGCTGAACGATGCTGGTACCGGCCCTGACACCCATCGCCGAGACATCGAGGACAACGGTCTCGCCGTCCGGCTCCAACCGGTTCACGTTCACCGCCGTGTAGTTCAGGTTCGGCACGTCGACCGCCAACAGCTGGGAGGATGTCAGCCTGCGCTCGGCGTGGAAGGAGCCGGTGGCGAGCACTTGCGGGACGACCGAGCCGCCGTTGTAGACGACCTGCTTGTAGAGGGTCGAGTCCTGGAAGATCACCTGGAAGTCGACCGAGACCGACCGGGTGAGCGGGACGACCTTCCGTCGGAACGTCTCCGTGGTGTAGAGATCGTCATCGACGTTGCGCTCGAACCGGTAGGTGAACCGGCGGATGTCGAGCGAGGTGGCGCCGTTGATCAGGTAGGCGCCGCCGGCGTACATGGCGGGGTCCCCGCTTTCCAGCGTCGGAGTGAGGGCCGACGCGGAGCCGTCTCGGTAGTACGGGGTACCGCCGCCAACGAAGTCGGCGGTGACCAGCCACGTCTGACCGGCTTCACCTTCGACCTGGAAGCTGGTGAGGATCGCCGAGCGGACCCGGTCGATCTGGTTGCCGCCGCCCCAAGCCTGCTCGATCGTCAGGAAGGGGACGGTGGCGTTCGGCACGTAGACCGAGGTGCCGACGCCGGCGCTGGTGCCGACCGCAGCGGCCGAGCCCATCGCCCAGGCGGAGAGGTAGGTCCACATCGCCGGCCGGGCGTAGCCGACCAGGGTGCCGTCGGCGCGGGTCTTCGAGCGGTAGATCAGGCCTGGGTCCTGGCCGTCCCCGCCTTCGAGGACCTGCTCGGAATCAAGCTCGACGTTGAAGCCGGTGCCGCCGCGGAACTTGAGGAACGAGAACGAGGAGCCCTCGGTATCGAAGTCCTGCTGCCTGGCGATTGCCAAGTAGTTGCGGGGGTCATTACTGGAGAACGCCATTAGTGATCAGCCTCCGTCTGCTCGCCGGAGCCTCCGACCGCGGCGTTCTTGGCATCGTCCTTGTCATTGACGACGGCCTTCTTTGAGCTCGGCTCCTTGATGATCTCGAAGCCGTTGTTGTATTGCAGCTGGTCTGGGCCGTAGACCTCGTCGCCCGCTTCGATATCGCGATCGAGGGCAACGACGAAGACCTTCGGGCCCGTGTAACGAAAGAGCTTGGTCGCCATCGGACTGAGTATCGTCTCCCTCAGCCTCCGATGAGGGTCTGCTGTTGCTGGACCATGTAGACGGATTCGGCCCAGGAGATGAACTGACCGCGGGCCCGGTTGTTGAAGACGGGCCCATATTCATCGTCGTCGTGCTGGAGGCCGTAGCCGGAGCCATCGTCGAGCTCGCGGCGGCTGAGGATGCACTCCCTGATCGCCCGCTGGTAGCGGACCAGCTTGCGAGCCAGCCCCTCTTCGTCGGCCTCGGCCAGCCAGGCAGTCACCGAGATCCGGTGGTTGAAGTGCATCCGCATCCCGTTATCCATCGTCGTCTCAGTCCGCTTCGGGAGGACCAGCACCGCCGGGTAGGGCATCTCCGAGCGGGTCCCGAAGCTGATCAAGGCCGGGTACTCGAGGACGTACGGATCGGTGGCCGCGAGGTTGAGGTTGTCGATGTAGTCGGTGAGCTGCGTCTGCAGCCGGCTGATCACCGCATCGCAGGTGAGTTCGATCTGCTCGCTCATACGCGGTACTTGAGGTAGCTGCGGAGGATGTTGGTGCAGATGACCCTGATCTCAGAGTCGGAGATGAGCGGCGGCCGAGCCGGCATCTTCTCGGTACCGGTCTGATGGAGCTCGGCGTACCAGACGTCGGTGCCGACGATCGCCGTCTCCGGAGACTCGCCCTGGACCACTTCACCGGGGTCGGTCAGCGACTCGATCAGGTTGTTCGAGAAGACGAGCAGCGGCTGGCCGGGGTTGACCTTCTCCTTCCACTCCGCGTACTTCTGGCTGAGCGGAGCCCAGGAGCCGCCGCCCTCGGTGGCGAACCAGCTCTCCTCAGCCTCGGCGATGGCGTAGCTCATCTCCTCCCAGACCGGGGAGTAGTCGCTGAGCTTGCGGGAGTAGAGCCGCATCCGCCGAATGCAGGGCTCGATGCCGACGACGGTGGTCTTGATCCAGCTCACTGGTCTGGGTAATCCCTCGAGAACGCCGGGTAGTCGGCGACGGTGCTGGCGGTGTAGGTCTTGTAGCGAGCCTGGTTGAGAGCGGTGTCGCGGGTAGCCCCTGGCAGCTCGATCTCGTCCTGGCGGATCCGGTTGAGGATCGTCTCGAACTTGATCCTGTAGTCGCGGGCGTGGAGCGAATCCTGACCCTGCGGCATCGACTGGGCTAGGTAGAAGGCAGCACCGAGAGCGGTCCATGAGCGGAGCATCTCAGCAGCGACCGTGGCACCGGTGGCCACGGGGATGCTGTAGTCAGCCAGTGCGAGCTCGGCGTCAAGGTCGTTGGATGCGAGCTCAAGGTGGAAGGCCACCTGGCTGGCGTTCGGCCGGCTCGTCGCCGTGAACGTCGGGACGAAGCTCAGCAGAGCATTGACGTCTGGGGCGGAGGCGTAGGGGACACGGCTCATGCCCTGAGTATCGGCTCAGACCAGGGTGAGCGCTGGCGATAGGAGAGCCGTCTCCCACTGGTCAACGACCCCGGACCAGTCGAGCTCGGAGGCGTACTCGATGCCGATCGCCGTCTCCTTCTCGAACCAGGCGTCATCGGTCAGGGCCCGGATGATGCAGCCGGCGAACTCTTCCTTCCAGGGCTTGGTGAGCTTGCCGCTGCGCTGCTTGATGTCGACCCGAGCCCCGCAGACCACCGTCTCCTTGAGGGCTGCGTAGTTGAGGCAGACCGGAACGACTCCAGCTGCCTGGGCCTCCATCGCTGAGATGCAGCTGATCTCTGGGAACGGAGCCTGGGCGATCGTGTTCCAGGACGGGTAGGCCCAGCAGCGGGCCGTCTCGTAGAGCGCCGCCAGCTGCTGCTGGCCGAGCGAGTCATGGGCGACGACGTTCGTGGTCGCCTTCTGGAGCTCCTCGATCCGGTTGTGGAACTGCTGCAGGTGCGGATAGAGCTTGCGGTACTCGTGGTAGACGGGGGCGTAGGTGTGATGGAGCTCCGCCTCCGGGACCTGCTTGAGGACCAGCGGCCAGACCTCCAGGAGGACATCGAGGCCGCGGTCGGGGCTGCTCGAGAAGACCACCCGCTGCTGGCGTGGACCAGCCGCGCCTCCGAAGAAGCCGGTCTCGATCCCATTCCGGGTCAGCAGCGCCTTGTCCTTGATCCCGTACATCTCATCGAGGAGCTCGAGCTGGAACTTGCTCATCACCAGGACTTTGGTGGCCCGCTCCAGCCGCTCCGGGGTGAGTCGGTCGCCGTAATCAGCGTCGTGCAGCCACAGGGCCCGCTCGTTGGCGACGATCGTCCGGTCGAAAGCCTCCGGGACCCGGCTGCTGATGAACAGGTCGCAGGACTCGCCGGGGTCCCAGAGCGTCGCCGGCAGGTAGAGGACCTGGCCGTTCGCCTCGGTCTGGTCGCCGACCGAGACTCGATCGCCGCGAACGCCGCCGCCCTCGCCGGCATAGACCCTGACGTCGTACCCCCGCCGAGCGAAGTGCTCCGCAGTCTTAGCCAAAGCCGTCTCAGAGCCCCCCAGACCGGTCTCGAGGATCTGTTCGGGGGCCACTGTTGCCATGCCGGCGTAGAAGACCACACGGCCCTTAGGAGGCCGCACCCGAACGGAGCTGACCATCACGCCCTGCTCCATCTCCATGTTCTCGATCACCCCGGCCTCGCCGGACCAGGCAGCAAGCTGCTCGGGGCGGATCGCCCGCAGGTGGCCCTTGTGTTCGACGGTCGCCCAGCCGGGGACGTTGCCGTTCTCGTAGGCCCCCTCGGGGGTGGAGACGTAGAGCCGGCCGTTCTCGTTGGCGAGCTCGCTCATCACGTTGAAGAGCCGCTGTGGGTCGGGGACGTGCTCGATCGTCTCGAAGCAGACGACAGCGTCGTACTGGCCGTTGCCGAAGTGCTCACCAGCGTGATGAAGGTCGTCGCAGATGAAGTCCCCCATCGCCGGGTAGTCGGCCCGCCGGCCGCGGCCACGGGTGACCGCGTCGATGTTCAGGTCCATGCAGTCGATTCGGCCGACCCCGAAGTCGGAGAGGTTGGCGGCCATCCAGCCGTCATTGGCTGAGAGGTCGAGCACCTTGAGGTCCTTGAGCCGGTCCTCGTCGCCTTCGACCTGATCGAGCAGCCCCCGGCGCAGGAAGTGGAGCCGGTGGATGTACTGGTGAGCCTCGGGGATCGGGATCTGCTGAGCCTCGAAGGCGGTCTCGTTCGGGTTCTCCCCGGAGTACTCCCGGTAGGTCTGCGGGTCGGTCCGGTGGAGGGCCCTCTCCCGCTGGTCGAGCCGAGCCTGAGCGACCGCCGGCTCCTGCTCGATGAAGTAGGGAGCACACTCCATCAGTGCCGCGGCCTTGGCGTTCTCGTCGTGGCGGACGAGGATCTCGCGGAGCTGCAGGAACAGCTTCTCGGTCTCCTGGATCTTGAGCTTCTGGCGGAGGATCTCGACCTGGGCCTTGACGTCGTCGCGGTGAGGGAGGACGTGCACCAGATCGGAGGAGAGCTTGAAGGCCTCCTCGAGCTGGCCGGTCTTGATCAGAGCCGCTGCCCTCATCAACTCGACCTGGACCGTGTAGTCCAGGGGGTTGATGATCAGCAGCGTCTCCGGGGCACCCCTCCTCTTTGCATCGTCGAGGTACGCCAACGCCTGATCAGGGCGGTCCTCCCGAAGGGCGATCTCGGCGAGGTCGATGAAGGGGTCAGCCCAGTCCGGCCGTGCCAGCTGAGCGCGGATGGCAGCGCCGCGGGCCTCAGCCAGGTTCGGGGGGTCGATCTGCCGGTAGCTGATCGAGAGCTTGTGGGCGACCTGGCACCGCTCCTCCTCCCAGGAGGACTCCGGGTTGGCCAGGTACTCCTCGAACAGCTCGATCGCTTCCTGGAACTCCCCGAGCGCCATCGCCTCTGTGCCGAGGTAGGCGATCGTCCGCGGGTCCTTCTGCTTCTTGTAGGCCCGCTTGAGGATCTCGTAGTTGCGACGCTCGTCTCGTTCCCGTTCCAGATCCAGTTGGTGGACCCAGACCACGTCCGAGCTGCGAATCAGCTCACCTGTCTCCTGGAGGACTTCGTGTACGGGCAGTCGCCATACCAGGCCCCTGTGGTTGCGGACAATGCGCTCTCTCCAGAGCTCACAGATGCAGTTACCCGCCTCGTCGAAGGCGTAGTCGTAGCGGTGCATCGTCCCGCCGAGGTGGTCCGGCACCGAGGCACAGACCTGCCGCATCTTCTCGGCGCCGTCGATGATGTCGTCGCAGTCGGCCCAGGTGACGAAGTCGCACCATTCCGGAACCGCGTCGAAGGAGGCCTGGCGGGCGGCCGCGAAGTCGAACACCCACTCGAAGTCGATGACGTGGCAGCCGTACTCCTGGGCGACCTTGCGGGTCTTGTCCTTGGAGCCGGTGTCGCAGACCACCACGTAGTCGACATGCGCGTCCTTGAGCTTGCTCTTCTTGGTCAGGCCGATCGACTCAAGGAGGGTCGGGAGCCGCTCCTCCTCGTCCTTGGCGATGATCGCCATTGCGAGGGTTGGAAGGCCATCCGGGCGCGCGTGATCAGTCATTCGAGTCCTTTCGAGGCGGCGGTCGAGACGGATGTAAGCATAGGACTAAAGTCCGAGGGAACCGCCGGTCTTCCGGCGGCGACCCTTGAACTTCGCGACGAGCGGCTTGTTACAGGTGCAGGTGGGCTGCACATGCCCTGACCGCCAGCCAGCAGCAGCTCCACAGCCCGAGCAGTAGAGCCGCTTCAATCTCATGGGACGAAGTACGAGCTCGCAACGGGGAGGGTGAACTCCTCGACGCTGTTGGGCCCGGTGGCCACCCACCGGAACCGCCAGACGCCGGGGGCGGTGAGCGGGATGTCGATCCGGAACACGCCACTGGCCAGCGCCGTCGGCGGCGAAGCTCCAGCGGTGCTGTAGCTGGCCAGGGAGCCAGCCGGGGCTCGAGTCTGCAGGGTGACCTGCGAAGGGACCGCCGGGGAGCCGGTCTCGGTGTCGGTGATGGCTGTCCTCAGGCGGACGGTATCGCCAACGTCGAAGGGGGGATCAGGCATAGACAGGCTCCATATCGGTGAGTCGACTCCAGGTGACGGTACAGGTGTAGGCGGACCCTACGGTTGAGGCAAAGGTTGTCGGTGAGTAGTTGCTGCAGCTGTGGGCTGCGACCGGGTAGGCCTTGATCTCGAGCCCGGTGGGCTGCGAGTAGCTGCAGAGGAAGACAACCCGGAGGTCGACCGACTCGTAACTGAGGATCAGGTGGGGGCCGAGCCCGGAGGCAACCGCCGCCGCCACCGCCGCGTGGATGGAGAGCGACGGTGACGGGGCGGCGATTGTGCCAGTCGCTGTAGCCGCGGTGCCCGTAACCAGGAAAACGGGAACCGGGTTAGGAGCCGAACCAGACGCCCCACCAGCAACTGTGACCACGGTAAGGCTAACCGATGGGGCGGGAGCTGTACCGGTTGTCGAACCGGGGGGCCCGGTGACGATTACGGTCGGTGCGGGAACCGGAGCTGAGGCGCTGGCGTTGGCCGGCGTAGCAGTGATCGTCGCGTTCCCTGCTGTGACAACCGTAGGCGTCGGGGCTGATGCCGTGGCCGAGCAGGGAGCAGCGGTGACCGCGATCGTGACGGCCGGAGCCGGAGCAGAGGCTGTCGCCGAGGCCGGTGGGGCGGTGTCGCTGTCGTCGATGACGACCGCGGGAGCGGGGAGCGAGGCCGTAGCCGTGGCCAGGGCATCAACCGCAACGACCGGAGTCGGAGCCGGGGCCGAGGCATCGGCCGAGCCGGGGACAGCGATGATCGTGGCGTCCTGGGCCCCACCGCTGATGTCGACGACGTGCGTGCCGGCCGAGGCGGTGGCGCTGGCTACTGCCGGGTCGGGGGTGATGACGATCGTCGGGACCGGCGCTGAGGCGGTAGCGCTGCCCGGTGGGGGAATCAGCGAGGAGTACCACTCAGCCATCAGGCCGGCCAGGTCCACCATGTGGGCCCTGGTCATGCCGGTGATGATTTTCGACATCCGGATGACCGGGGTGGTGCTGGCGGTGACCGCGGGGGAGTACTGAGGCGTGCCGCGGTACGACTTCCAGCCGGTCGGCTCAGTGCCGGCGACTGCGGTCACTTCGAGATCGACGGTGGTCGTCGAGTCACTCGGCGTCATCGACTGCAGCTCGAAGGTGTTGGTGCCAGTCGTCGAGTTACAGGAGCCCCGCATGTACGCCTGAGTCAGCGCCACCGTCAGGCTGGAGGTGCCCGCGGTGGTGGCGAGGGTGGCGCAGTTGCACCGGTAGTCCTGAATCGAGGGGATGTTGGCGGCGTTGAACAGGTACTTGTTGTTGTTGGCGTCGACGTCTGAGTGGGCTACGCCAGCCGGCGGCCGGTTGTCGATCGCGTCGTAGAGGCTGGTGGTGTCGGAGCCGGTTGTAAGCGGGGTCTCCCAGCCGGTTCCGATCGCGTTATCGGAGACCGGCAAGCAGAGACTGATGCTGCCCTCGCCGGGGTAGCCGTTCTGGTCCGACCCGTTGTGGTCGTTGTAGGCCATGTCGTCGACGTAGACCGTCATCGCCGTCTCGCCGGCGTTCAGGTGGCCGAAGCGGTGGGTCGTGGTGGTGACGCTGGTGCCGGTCGCGGCCGAGCTCGAGGTAGCGACCACGGAGCCGTCGATCTTGAGTTCGAGGGTGCCGACGCCGGTGCCAGTGTTGACGATGATCTTCGACTCGATCCGGTACCAGGTGTCAACCGACAGCGCCGAGGAAGTCCCAATCACAGTCTGGGTGGCGTCGCGGAGCGACATCGTTCGGTTGTTGTTGAGGACGATGTCGGCGACCGCGACGGCGTTGATCCGCCAGGTGAAGAACTGGACCAGCGAGCCGCTTGGCGCCGAGTTGAAGCGGACGTAGGCCCGCATGTACATCGGCTGGCCGTTCGTGTGGTTGCCGATGCCGGACTGGATGTAGTTACCAGCCGAGGGGCCGCACTGGGCCGCGTAACCGCCGTTGCGGGCAACGGTGTTCTGGATGGTGACCGTGCCGACGCTCTGAACGGTGTTGGCACTCCAGCCAGACTCGTTCTCACCACACACCGCGGCGGAGTTGTTGATGGTCGCCGTCTCGAACCCGGTCGTGAGTAGCCGGGCCATCAGGCCCTCCCGGTTAGCTGGCTACGACGCGAAGGACACCATCCGTGGAGTCCCACTGGATGGTGAAGGTGCCCGAGGTGACGGTCTCGTTGCCTCCGAAGTCGACGTAGCCGAGCAGCGGAGAGGTGCCGGCGACGCCGGTGTCCTTGTAGATCACCGCGTAACGGGCGGTGAAGGAAGCAGAGGTCCAGGACGGGTCGGTGGCGTCGAGGCGGACCGTGTTCGAGGCGGTGTCGTAGGTCGGCGCCGAGGTCGTGATCGCCTGGCCGCCGGTCGTGTAGCCGTTCCCGTTCGCGACCTCGTTGGTCAGGTCGTCGTAGAAGTTGTGGGTGTCCTGGTTCGGGGTGTACGTCGAGGTGTGCAGCGACACCTTGATCGTGTCCGCGTCCCAGTCGACCCGGCGGGCCGACGTTGAGGAGAACTGACCGAGGAGCGCTTCGCCGAACCAGAAGGCGGTGACCGCCACGGTGACCTCCTACTTGATGATGCCCAGATCCTTGAGCCGCTTCTTCTCGTCGCTCGAGAAGTCGACCTCGGAGACCTTGGTACCGGCCGGGATGACGTGCCCGTCCTTGGTGACGTTCCCCTGGAGCTCGTCCTTCTTGTACTCCGGCAGGTCCTCGGGGCTGACCCGGGTCCTGCTTGAGGTGTGGACCGACTCGGTCGGTGCGTCGTAGGCGCCCATCAGGAGAGCACGTCCTTGATGATGTAGCCGGCCTTCGGAGCGATGATGTCCTCGCTGAGGACCTCGCTGGTCGCGATGTAGTCGACCTGCGGATCGTTCTCCGCCCAGCGCCGGACCTCCGGGCCCCGCGTCTGGAAGGTCTGAGCAACGGTGGGGCTTCCGTAGCCCCCGCTCGGGTTGACGTAGAGGATCCGGACCTCATCGCCCCAGACATCGCTGACCGCGTCGGTAGCACCTTCGACGTTGGTGTACTTGCGGACCGTCGGGGTGAGAACGGTCAGGCCCCAGAGCTGTGACGGGAGGATGCCCCCGCCCTGGCTGAGGATCTGCTGGCCGTTGACCGTGTACTTGAGGATGTCGCGGATGTCCTGCTGGATCGCGATGGCGTTCGCGACCTTGTACGGGATCACCAGGTGAGTCGGGAGAACCCCGATCGCGTCGTAGATCGCCTCGATGCCGGTCTTGATGTCGGCCTCGATGGTGGCCGCGTCCTGATCCCAGTTGGTCGACGGAGTCGCGTCCATCGAGTTGTCGAGGCCACCGGCTGGGGTGGCGTCCTGGGTGTTCAGGAGGGCAGCGACCCGGACCTCACGGGCGAGGGCCAGCTGATCCTGGATCAGGTTCAGCTTGTTCTGCTCGAGACGGAGCTGGCTGTCGACGTTCTCACGCTCGCGGCGGGAGATCGAAGCCTTGACCGCGTACTCCTCGAGCGAGAAGCTCGCCGTGCTGTACCCGAAGTCGACTTCCTTCGTCTTCGAGCGATCCGGCTTGAGCAGATCGACGTCGGTGGCACCGAAGTCCCGATCGGTGAAGATCAGGTACTTGCCGGACTCCTTGGCGACTGACACGCGCGGGGCGATGAAGTCGGCGATGAAGCCTTGCGGCCGGTACTGCCGGGCCAGGTTGGTAAGGACCGGGTCATTGACAACCCCGCTCCTGTTATCAATCGACACCGGCATTAGTTAACCCTTCCGGTCGAGAGGCGAACAGAGAAGGTCTCACCCGGCAGAGCAGCCGCTTCGGAGATGCCGATGCGCTGGTTCGTTGAGCCGGAGGCGACCGGGCCGACGGCCCCGTTTGTGGATGCAACTCCAACCGCGGCGCCCGGGCCGATCGAGGCGGCGCAGATGACCTTGGCGACGCCGCGAGTCTGGACGGAGACCGGATCGCCGACCGCGGCTGCGGTGGCGAGGGTGATGCCCTCGACCTCGACGGTGGCGGCGGTGACCGGGACCACGTCGTCGGCGCCTGAGGCGGAGTGCGTGACCGGCTTGTACTGGCCAACGACTGAGGCCGCCTGCCGGGGAAGCGCCTCGTGCCTGTCAATCCACCAAGCCATCAGGCCTCCTGCATGACGCGCTCGACCGCGTCGATGTAATCGATTTCCTCAGCCTTGGCGAGTGCCTCGGCCTTCTCGTGGATCGAGAAGCGTTCCTCGTCGACCCCCTCCGGGGCGACGGACTGGGAGACCTCACCGGTGGCGCCCGTCTCGGTGACCGGGATGGTCTCCGCCGGCATCTCGAAGAGGAGCTCCTTGGCGGCCTCGTGGCCGAAGGTCTCGAAGCGCTGCTCCCACTTCTCGCGGGTCTCGTCCTTGGCATCGACGCGGCCTTCGCGCTGGGCCTGGGAGAAGGCGGTGCTGAACTTCTCTGCGTTCAGCTCTGCCTTAAGACTGTCAACCGCGCCGCTGAGCGCCTCGAGCTGCTCCTTCAAGTCGTCGGCCTTCTTGGCCTTCTCCTTGAGGCCGTCCGCCTCGGAGGTACTCATGGTGACCACGTCGGTGTCCTCAGTGGTCTCGGACTCGGTGGAAGTGGTGTCTGTGTCAGCCATCTCGAGCTGAGTATCGTCTCTTGTCCACTCCACTTGCCAGACGATTGGGGCGGCGTTGGCTGCGGTCTGTGGCTGGCTCAGGGAGACCTGGGTGATGCCGCGGAGGAAGGGCCGATTGGTGAGCGCCCCGGAGAGCATCGTGAAGCCCTCCTGCTCGCCATGCTCGTTGACGTGATCGCCTACGAACTCAGGGGAGAAGAACTGGTACTCGCCGTCCGCGATGGCCTTCTTCGCTGAGTCGGTCCACTTGATTGAGGCGAATAGGGACTGGCCGATCCGCTTGAGGGAGGCGTACCAGCCGGCCGCCTTGCTGCTGCCATCACCGAGGGTGAAGCTGTGGTCGTAGTCGACCGGCACCTTGGCGCCGGCCGCCGTCCACTTGTTGAAGTTCTCGACCGCCTTCTCCAAGTCGGCCTCTGTGACCTCGACCTCCCTTCCGCTGCGCTTGTACTTCCCTGCCCGCAGCACCTCGAACTCCCCGCTCGCGGCTTCCTCGACGCTGAAAGTGCTCTGGATCGTCTCCATGCCACGAGTATCGACTCACGGCAGAGAAAAGCCCCCGGCCCTGGGTTTGATGAGAGACAAGGGCCGGGGGCGCTGCCCCATCCGTGGGGTCAGGTTTGGATCAGGAGGCCACCTGCAGCTTGAGCGGGCCGAAGAAGATCTCCATGTCTCCTTCGACGATCCCGCCCTGCGGGTACCAGCCCTGCCGGTACATGATCTGGGTCGTCGGGACGCCATCGGCCTCCCCGATCGGCCAGGTCGGCACTCCGGAGAGCTCAGCCCAGCGACCGGAGTCAAGCCGGGCCCTGGCCTCGCCGTACTTGCGAGCCCAGAGGATTTCGAGCCGGACGGTGTGCCTGGTGTCTCGTTCGAACTCACCGAAGAACAGCTCGTTCTCGTAGGCGTAGGGGTGACTCCCCGACATCGAGATCTCGCTGCCGCCCTTGATCCGGAGGCTGATGCCGCCGTCCGGGTAGACCGAGACGCCACCGGTGTAGCCGGCGTCCTTGTCGCCGTGATGCTGGCTGATGATGTTCTTCGGGCTGCTCTTGAAGGCGTCGGTCTGCAGCCGCGTCCGCGATGGGATCACGAACGAGTACTCGTAGGCGCAGAGCTGCCCTTCCTTGCCGTGGTAGTCCTGGAGCTCGACGCGGCCGCCTGAGCCCTTCTGAGGGCCGGGCAGCCAGAACCGGGTGTCGCCACCGACCGCTGTGATCGAAGCGCCGGCAAACGCCTCGATCAACTTCACCCGCCAGTCCTCAGGCTTGCCGAGGGTCCTGACGGTGGTCCAGATCACATCTGGGGTCGGCTCAGGGTCCGCCGGCGGCAACGGGTCCGGTGGACCCTCGAGCCGGCGGACCCGACCATCCAGGTCGGTGACCGCCTGCAGCAGATCGCCTACGCCGGTCTGTAGCCCCTGGATGCGGCCGTTATCGACCTCATCCTGGGCTTCGACCTTTGCAACCCGCGAGCGGACCTCTGAGACGGCATCATCGAGATCGTCGATGAGGTCGTCCTGCTCCTGGTTCTTCTGGCGGGCAACGCGGTCAATCGCCATTCCTGGCCTCCAGTTCGCCGTAGATGTACTTCAACGTTC